AAATTCTGTGGTATTATAATTTTTTTAGTCTTACTACCTACATTAATAAATCCACATCTTTCTAATTTAGGTAAATTTACCGTTGTTGCTGAATAAGCATAAATATTCCCATTACAACTTACTAACTTAGGTAAATTTAGTGTTGTTGCTGAATCAGCATAAATAGGTACACAACTTTCTAACTTAGGTAAATTTAGTGTTGTTGCTGAATAAGCATTAATATGCCCACCACAACTTTCTAAATTAGGTAAATTTACTGTTGTTGCTGAAGGAGCATTAATATGTTCACTACAACTTACTAAATTAGGTATATCTATTTTTTTCGTATAACCAAAATTAATGTTACGATTACATTTAAATGGTCCTAATTTTTTTAATATATCTAAATCTAAATCTGTTAAGTTCATATTAATTTAATAATATTAATGATAAATGAGACTCATATTGTTCAAGAGTTCCAACAAGATTAAACTTATATTTTTTTTGTCTAATTTGTAATGTTTCTCTCCTATTGCTATCTCCAAATAACAATCTCATTGTATCTTTTCTTCCATCAAATATTACATATTTTTTCCCATGTCTCTTAATCTCATCAATAAATGATATAATCATCTTTCCAACCATTATTTGATCCTTATCTTCTTTAGCAGATGCAAAATTAGAAACATAAAATGTGTTCGCATCATTCATATCACTTATATATGATTTCAAATCATCAATGTTATATCCATTATAAAAAATAATATTCTCCGCTTCTTCATCAATTACTTCTTTCATCTCATCTATTTGATCCATACCATTAAAACCATAAATGTATGATTTCAATACACCATCGTTGTTCATAGCATATAAACCAAAATATCCAGACTGTTTAGAATCATCCAATAAATCCCAATCTGGCGCAGCATCAGAAAATGCTTGATTCTCAACATTAGATATTTGTTCTATCTTAGCCTGAAATATCTCTGGACTCAATTCTTCAATAATACCTTCATTCAATACAAAACTTTCGTATATATGAATAAGATTTAATAATTCTGTTTTATTCATAAGTAATTTATTATTAACCAATTAAAAATATAGTAGGATCAGAATCTCCGAAACCAGCAGCATTTTCAAATAATTGTCTCTCCAATTCCTTTTTCTCTTCTAATCCTTCATTTAATATATCCGTATTGAATACTTGACCACCAAATACATTAACTTGAGAAAATTTACCACGAACCCTACCAACAGTTATTTTACTTAATGCTAATGAATATTGATACACCCAAGCTTCCTTAATTAAATCTCTAATTGGTTTTTCTATGTAACAATTCAATAATGCATAGAATTGAACATTATTATTTGGTTCTGGATATATTCTTAAATATTGTGTCCTCTCATTAAAATCATATGTTCTTCTTGTTGCTAGAACCTTTTCTCTAGTTTCTAACCAGTTTTTAACAGTCCACCAACTAATCAAATCAAATCCATAATTTCCCATCGCATATGAGAAATATGTTTGTTGAGCCAAAGTTTGTTCAATCGTAAATAATGTATTAATTCCAGTAGTAGAACCTTCTTCAAAATCTACAACAGATATTACTTTCCTATAATCCATTGCATCATAATCAAACATATTATTGTATTTGATACTAGGTTCTTGTTGTTGACACTCCCCAGAATTATTCATTCCTCTATGTACTACTGAAGATATAAATCTGGCACTAACATTATAAGTATCAAATCCAGCTATACTTGATATAGCTGTTAATACTGTATTATATGTTGAATAATCTAATATTTGATTTTTAAATATCCCATCAGGAAATGATGCAGATAATTCTGGAGATAATGAAGTTATTGTATTTGGAATCGCACTAACATTAACATACATCGTATCCTCAATATTTAAATAAGGTGCAGTTGAAGTTGATTCAGTAGTATGTGATGCCTTCCTAGCTAAATCTAAATTGCTATTAGCTAATGTATATAAATGGTCTAATCTAACCCCAACACCTCTTTGATATAATCTAGAATCTAAAATCAAATATTCATTGGTATATCCAGCATATTTAGAAAACATCTCACAAGCAATAGAAATATTTTCATTAATTTGGTCAGGATGAATTTCGACAGTAACTAATGGTGCTCCCATAGCCCTAACGATTCTATCAGCCAATCGACTAAAACAATCTATCTTAGAATTTAAATTAGTGCTTTGAAATGCAGATAAAGGGGTAATAATACAATCCATGAATACTATTTAACTCAAACAGCATTATGCAGCAGGTTCAGCCTCTCCTCCAGCAGGAGCTTCTGGCGCAGCTGCTTCTTCACCTCCACCAGCTTCACCTCCTGCTTCTGGTGCTCCACCTGCTCCTCCTGGAAAAGGTGGTGGTGCTCCTCCTGGTCCTGCTCCTCCTCCTCCACCACCTGCTCCTCCAGCTTCTGCTCCTCCACCTGCTGCTTCTGCACCTTCAGCCTGTGCCTCCATAGCTTCCTTCCAATTTGGACCCATATTTTCAATCTGAGTAATCTCCCACTTAAATTCTTTATCCTTTCTTAAGAACTCTCTGTTAGCTTTAACATCAATATCATCCCATCCCAAATACTTCTTTTGAGCATATGTAGGACTAATTCCTTCAGCAGTAGCCATAGAACCATAATTAGAAACTTTCATTTCTAATCTTTGACTCTCTCGCATTTCATAGAAATTAGTAGGAACATTAAACTCTACATCTATTACTTGGTCATTTAATTCGTATTCTTTCCATAGTCCTCTCATCTGTAAATGAGTAATGAAACTATTTTTAACGCTACCTGCAAACATTTGTTGCAATCTAATAATAAATCGAGCAAATTTTAATTCCTCTCTTAACATATCAGCACCGTCTCTAAATGCATCTTGAGGGTCTAATCTTGTAGTAGGAACTTTAAGAGATTGATATAATTTCTTAACGAAGTACATCAGATCCTCCAATTCTCCTAAATTTGAATTTTTAGTAAATACTCCACAATCTAATGCAAATGTATGATAATCATGATATGTTTCACTATTATCAATTGTCAATGTACCAACTTGTATTTCTTCAGAAAGATATTCAATATTGACCAATCTATGATTAAAAAATTGATATTCTTTTCTAAATTGATGTAAATATTCTTTATTATTATTATATTCAAGATGATCCACAACATTTACAAATGCTAAATTTGAAGGATCATTATTAGATCTATCAAAATTCTTGTGATGGATTACATTCTTATCTTCTCCTATATATTTTTCAGAATAAACAATTTCTTCGTGTTGGTTTATATTTTTGAAATAATCTCCTACCATTTTATGAGTATATTCCCATGTATTGGTATCATTTTGATATATCATTTCAAACTCTGCATTACCTAATTTACTATTTTTTGTATTGAAAGGTATCATGCTTTCACCTATTTGAAGGTCTTTGGCTTCTACGAAACCTTTTCCTAAAATAGGGAATTTGTGGTCTAATGTACAAATTAATTCTTTACCATTATCAAAAGTAAGCTTACAAACTTTAGCTCTTTCGTTAGTAACACCTGCCCATGTAACTAAACCAGGAGTAATATGACCAGTCTTTGGGTTTGTACTATAAATCCAAATCTTTTTATCAGACTTCAATTCTTGCTCAATTTCTCTGATATTTAAGGTTCTACCATCTAATAATGGTATTTTTGTATCCATTGCTAAACAGCCACCCGCTAACCTATCAACATTAGTACCTTCTGAACCTGCTCTTTTAGCAAACCAGAAATTATCTAATATAGATTGAGGATTAAATTTATTAACAATACCTCCTTGAGATGGGTCATATGTTTTTGAACCCCAGAATTGATTCTTAAGTTTTGTCAAATATGCTTCAGCTTTTGGTGCTGGCATATTACCAACATCAACATTGAATACCAATCTTTCTGGTGCTCTAGACATTCTATATATAATAATGGCATCTTCAACCATTGATAATTGTCTATAAGCTCTTCTAGCATTTTCCAAGAAAGGCAATCTCATCGTTTTAGTTTCATTCCATACATCAGAATGAACATAAGTTATTTGATTTTTATCCATTGGTATCAATTCGACACCAGTTTGTTTCATTGGATTTTTTGGATCAAATACTGGCTTTCTATAAAGATAACCTTTTACTAATACATTTTGTACATTAGAAAATACAGGATCTATTAACTCTGTAGGAACTTGAACAACTCCAAGAATACCTTCTTCTGGATATTTTTCATGAATAATATGCTCCCAATATATTTCTCCTTCAACTAATAATTGTCTGAAGTATGACCAACCTTTATGTTCAAAATCAAAATGTGATGAGAACTTTGCGAATTCTCTCTTAAGAGTTTCTTGTTGTATTTCTGATAATTCGATGTTTTTGGTCTTAAGTTTAACACAGGATTGGGATGAAGAATCAATATTAATTACATCATCACAAATTTCATCCAAAGCATTAGCTACTTCAGAAAATGCTGCCATCATTCTATAGTCTCTAATTCTTGCAAACTTATCCTTTTGGACGTTTGCATACATTATTTCACCATACTTTTTATGGCTTGTAATAGAACCTAATCCTGAATTATTATAATCGAAATTTTGTGAAACAGAATGTCTAGATAATACTTCTGCTCTCTTAGTACCAGTATCTTCGAAATATTTGTATTTTGGATTTAACTTACCAGCGATATCATTAATATCAATACCACTATATGGCAATTTGGAAGAGATGTACGACATCAATTCTCTTCCAAAAGTAGACCCTTTACCATCATCGAAAGCATTACTCATTGCAAATATTTATTACAAGAGTATCATTAAATCAATTGTACAACATCAGAATATGCGTAACCAACTCCATTTGTAATCAATACAGAATAATTTCCCGAATCTTTTTCTTTAGAATAATTATTTATTGTTAAAGATTTTGATGTCCCTATAGTTATACCATCCTTTTTCCATTGATATGAAACACCACTGGTTAAATTACATTCTACGGTTAGTAATACTTGACCACCTTCTACCAATGAATCTAAATCTATTTGTGGTTGTGTAGTAATTATTGGATAATCATTTATTTTAGCAAGAATATGCTTTTTCAATTCATAAAGCATATTAGCATTTGATGCTTTATAATAAACCAAATCTTTATTAACGAATAGATATGCTTCAGAATCTAAATCATCAATCTCTGTATAACTATTAATATCCATAAATTATTCGGTTACTTGTAATAAGTCACTAACGATATATCCATTTTCATTTTCAACTATTACAAAATAGTTACCCAAATAATCTCCTAGACTCTTATCAAGTATATAAGAACTATTAAAGAAGTCTTCGGATATTAATTGACCATTTTTATACCATTTATATTTTGCTGGCGTTTTTGACTTACATTCAAAAATTAAAATATATGAGTCTCTTGTTGTAATGTCTAATCTAGGTTTAGAATAATAAGGAATAGGTTCTCCATTTGTTTTATTCATGTATGAGACAAAAGATTCATACAATTTTTGTAAAGAAGCTTTATATGTATAATTTCCAGAATTTACAATTATTGAATCGGTCATTCTCAACCTATTCAGATTAATTAATAAATCTATTTCCTTTTCTTCCATAATAAATATTTATATGGCAAAATGTGTTATAAGAATAAAACGCAATAAATCTGGAAAAGGTGGACCTCCTCAAGAATTAGCTAATGCTGAATTAGCCTTCGATGAAGTTGAAGAAGTATTATATTATGGTAAAGGTAAAGCTAATCAAATAATGGATGGCCAAATTAATATATTACCTTTATCTGGAGAAGAAATTATATATGATGGTATTGTAGATAAAGGAACATTTTAAACAAACCTATCTAGAAAATGTTTAGGCAATTTATGTTTAAATCTCAATACATTATCTGTAATATTTGAATCCAAGATATATGTAATACACTTATCCTCTTTAGTTCTGACTCCTCTACCACAAGCTTGAATTAGTTCATCTAGCATTTTATTCATGTACCAATTCTTATCAGATTCCATGATGATTTTAACTCTTTCATCATTTAATGGTAAAAATGCTGCCTTTACTAGAATTTGAAATCTAGCCAAGTCTTCTTTAAGGTCTACTCCAAATGTCATAGAAGGACTGACAATAATTGAATTTTTAGTATTTGGATTTGTATGAATCCTCATGATATCTTCATTTGTCATATTTTCTCCACGGAAAATAAATCTAGAATCATTAATATTATCTCTTAGATAATTTGTAATTTCCATGGTATGAGTATGGATAATACCTTTTTCGTTTTTATGATCTTTAGCAATATCTAAAATATAATTCTTCAATTTAGGTAATCTTTGCTTAAGATTAGAATAATTGATATTAAAGTTCTTTACTGAATAGATTGGAGCTTTTTTAGGATCAAATGTAGATTCCATTTCAACATATTCATAATCTTTGATTCCCAGTCGTTTTGCAAAATTAGCATGGTCAATAATTGTAGCAGACATCAATAGAATCTTATCACCTCTATCAAAGATAATTTTAGCCAAACTATCTACATTGATTGGACTCATATGAATACCATCATCCATTCTTTGGATAAGAAATTCACAATCTCCATATAAAGTAATAATTTCAGACAATGTATTACTAAAATTTGTAAGTCCAGAATACTTTTTGATATCACTTACAAGTTTAGATGAACCTCTTTTATGAGAAGAACTCTTCATTGAAGTAATTTCTTCATTAACTTTTATTCTTAATGTACTTAAAAATGATAAGAAATTTTTGGTGGAATAAATAGGAATCTCATCAATATCATAACCAAACCTTTTCAAGATTTTATAATTAATAACCTTTGTATATCTTGAGACCAATTCATCTTCCAATTTAGAAGCTTCATCACAAATGATATATCTTCTAGATGATACATGGTCTGGAATAGACAAAAACATACTGTAATTAAGTACAGAAATCTTTGATGTTAATGCATCATTCTTTGCATTGTAATAATGACATATATTACAATTGAAGCAATTCCTTTTTAATTCACTATCAAAAACACAAGAAGCAAATTCTACTTGTGTAGAAGGATCAATTGCACAAGGATAATTAATCTTACCTTTCAACATTTTAATATCAGAAAATAGATTAATATATTGGTCTTGTAGACTTTTTGTAATAGTAAGAATAAACGAACCAAATCTTTCTTCTTCTTCGCCTAGAGTAGTATTCGTATAAGTACCAAATCGATCAACTGTGAATGCATCATTACTCTTAATATAGTCCACATAATCAGAAGTAGGTTCTAGTGAACTATTTGAAATAGCCTTAGAAATAAAAGATTTACCAGAACCTGTTGGAGCACAACAGATAACAAATTTCTTTCCAGAATTAAATGCTTTTTCAATTTTGCTAAGGACAATCTCTTGATTTTTAGTCGGAGTATATCCTTCAGGGAAGTTCAATAGGTAATTCACCCAATCACTCTACAACATGTAAATCTTTGGAGCAAGATAAATTTTTATCAAAGATGACCATTCGGTTGTTGTAGATTTTTGCATTCGTTCTCTTATTCAGAGATTTCAATCTATAAAACAATTCATTCTTACCATCACTTAGATGGTCAATTTCGTAATTCAAAACAATATATCCGTCTCCAGCTTTTATATTGAATGGATATGGTATTTCGTATTTCTTTTTAGAATCACTAGATGTTTTAAGAGTAAAATGTATATAATAATCGTTTTTGGAAAAAAGAATCAACTTTCCCTCTTTTACAATTTTACCATCAATAGAAAATATTAAATCCTTTTGCAAAAAATTAATGAAAGCTTGTTCTATATCCATTAAAAATAGTTACTAAATGATTTGAATATTTCAATCTTAATTATCCATAAAAATACTTTTTTGTGCAGATGACATTACTGAGTATTCATTATTGAATAGTTTCCAAAAAGATTCATCATCTGTTATAGATTTTACTAGATAACAATTTTCCATAGGAATGCATCTATAATCTATCATGAATATATCCCAAGTAATGATTATATTCTTTTGTGCTGGATTAAAATGTGGAGGTCTTTGAAATGGACGATAACCTAAGTATCTTAATCCATAAAAAGACCTCAACAGTTTATAAGAGTTTGTACACAACATTCTCCTAGTAGTTACGGTATCTTTAATTCTACCAGGAACAGGAGAATGTCTTCTTTCAAAGACAACTTCACAAACATTCGTTAATAATATAGTTAATAACGAAGACCTACTGATTAGTAGATTATTATGAAGTTGAACACCCATGCATATTATTTATCCTTTTTAGCGATACCGAAAATTCTTTGTTCGTTTAAGAATACACCTTTCTTTACTATGCCATGACCTTCAATCTTAATTCCAGCGATTGTTGTTCCTAGATTATTTGGGAAAATGACAACATCACCCTTCTTACAATATTGAACATTAGGACCAGCTAGAACTACTTTAGCCTTTCTCCAAGCTTTTGTATTAACATTTGTAGGAACATATAAACCATTCCTCATGATAGCTGAACCTTTAGCATCAGCAACTTCATCAACATATTCTACTACTAGTACATCATCTAAAACAAATGATAACATATAGTCATCAAATCCATAAAATCCATCACTATTGGAATCTAAATCGATTAAGCTTTTCTTTGTCTTGAGGTTATCTAGGTGAGATGGTAATTCTTGAGCCATGAATTTACTTATTCATATTTTCTATAGAGTCAAGCATGGCTTTAATCTCTTTTTTAGATAATTCCATATTATATGCAATATTATCTATATTATAATCTTCGTATTCTTTTTCTTGGATTTTTTCTTTTTTAAGGTATTCAAGTCTTTTACCTTTACATTTTGGAATCAAAGAAAACAAAAGATTGTAATGTTCTTCATTCGACATTGAATTGCAAAATTTGTTTGTAGTGCAATTAATAATGTGTGCTACATCATTAGAGTACATAGATAACCATCGATTAACCATGTACTGA